CCTTGACTAAGCGTATTAACTACGTTATAGATCACCTTGATAACCTTATGAATAACCCTGACGATAGGCGTCAATACGATAACCTAAACTTTATCTTTCAGTCTTATATAACTATTCGTGACGATATAGCTAGTGCTAAGGATAACGCTACGCTTGACTATATTGATACTGAAATTAGCGAATACTTCGCTAAGTAGTAACCTAAAGGGGAGCTAATAACTCCCCGTTAACCTAAGAGAATACTTATGAATAAGTCTATATATAGCGTTAAGGAAGCAGTTAATAAAAAGGGCGAACCGAGGGTGTGCATTAAGGTAACTCAAAATTACCTTATATTTAAGCGAGTGAAGAATGAAATTCATACCTTATTCGGTAGGCCAGGTACTTACTACTTCGCTACCAAACCGAAGCGGTATAAGGAAGGCGGAACAGTTTCGGCTACCTTACCTGCCTCATTCTACGAACACGAAGCGCTAGCTTTGGTTGAAGAGTTTAAAGCTAATCGTATCTATAGCCTAGTTCAGTAAGCTATCATTAAGGGGAGCCTATTGCTCCCCGTTACCTCAAGGAAAGCGTTATGAGTAAGATGAGTGATTGGGTTAAAGCTAAGGCTGAGTTAGACTATTGGAAACTTGCTGAAAAGCGCCTGAGAGTCGAAATCTTAGAGGAAGCATTCCCTAACGCCGTAAACTGTACCAAGAAAGGGTACATTGACGGAGTAGATATTTCCGCTGGCTTCGGCCTCATATATAAGGTTGATACTTTGTGTTTCGACCTCTTCTATGACGATATGAGTAAAGAGCAGAAGGATTGCTTCTCCTTTCCTCCCAAATTTTCAGTCTCTAAATATAAGAAACTTGATGACACGAAGTTGATCGACGAAGTACTAGAAACAAAACCCTCACTACCCACTCTGAAAGTAGAAGGATAGAACACTATGAATACTAAAGACTATGACAACATGATGGATGCTAAGATGAATGAATATGAAGAGGACATGGATCGACGCGAAGCGGAGTTTCAAGAGTATGTTGAGAATAACCAACAGGAAGTAGCAGGACTCATCGACACTGATATATTGCTCGAAGAGTATAAGACCAGAGAGCTTGATGATTGCGAAGGCTTGACGAAAGTCTACTTTCACGCTCATACATGGGCAGATTGTCAAGGTGACATCTCGCTAAGTGAGTACGAATCAGAGCGTGCTTTGACTCTCGGACACACTTTTGTTGTCAAGCCTGAGTTTCCTGAAGACAATGTTTGGAGGCTCATGAAAGATGGCCATAACTTAGAGCAAGCGAAGTTAGCAGTAGCTCAGTGCTCTAAAGCCCTTGATAAAGCCAAGGACGATTTGGCTAAGCTCACGTGCCTTGAGCACATCACTGACTGATAGCACACTATTAGGGAGGCTTGTTTAGCTCCCTCTCTTAACTAAAGGATACTATTATGGATACTATTAAAGCTCAGAAGCAACTCTTTCAGGTCATCAAGCACAAGACAATGGACGATGTGGTAAAGGTAGTAGACAAGATCTGCTACGTCATGCCTGATAGTGATGAGGACTATATCATAGCAGTCAGCCCTAAACATAAACTCGCTACTCATACTACGTTCTATGAAGCAGATGACTTCTATGAACATAGCGACTATAACTACAATATAGTAGAAGGCAGGTTATGTAATCTTCACGAAGACGAAGCAGAAGAGGAAGACAGAAGGGAAAGGCAAGAACTTCAGGATAACCCTGAGCGAGACAGACAGGAAGCGTTTCAGGATAAGTTAGACATGTACAGGAACGAATACTAACCAGAGAGGATTTAAAAAGGTCAACTTTATGTTGGCCTTTTTAAGACCTTTTGGAGAACTGTTATGGCAATAAAGATTCAGAAAACAAGTGACCTATCGCTTGACTCTGTTAAGTGTATAGTGTATGGAGGAGCAGGAGTAGGCAAGACAAGGCTATGTGCTACTGCCCCACGACCTATAATTATCAGCGCAGAAAGCGGATTATTGTCCCTCGCTGACGTTGACTGTGACTATGTTGAAATTCACAGCTTCAAGGAGTTAGAGAGTGCTTATAGGGAACTTAAAGATCACCCCGACTATGACACTATATGTCTGGATAGCGTTTCCGAGATTGCTGAGGAACTTGTCGTCGAGAACAAAAAGATATTCAAAGACGGCAGGCAAGCTTATGGTCAACTCGCAGATGACTTCATGCCATTACTCAAAAAGTTTCGGGATATTCAAGGTAAGAATACAGTATTCACCTGTAAGCTGATAGTCAATCAAGATGAGGAGTCTGGTAAGATTTCACATGACCTTCTGATTCCAGGAAGGGTATTGGGACATCAGATTCCATATATCGTAGATGAACTATTCTGCCTAAAGGTGGATCGTAAGGGAAAGCAAATCCTACAGACAACTCCTGATAGGTATGCTTTTGCTAAGGATAGGTCAGGCGCTCTGGATGCAGAGGAGCGTGAAATTAACATGACCTATATTTTTAACAAGATTATGGCTAAGAGATCCAAGGGGGCTTAACTGGCATAAAACTACTACACTTAAACTCAAACCATAGGAAACAAAATATCATGGCACTTTTGAAAAAAGCGTTTGCACCTTCTGAAACTAAGTCAGCATCATTCGATATTATCCCGGCTGGGTGGTATGAAGCAGAAATCACAGGTTCTGAACTCAAGACTACCAAGGCAGGTGATGGAACTTATATTGCTGTCAAGTTCAAGATCATCGAAGAGTCACACGAAGGCCGCTTAGTCTGGACCAACCTCAATATGGAGAACAAGTCTGAGACTGCTGTCCGTATCGGCCATAGCGACCTGAAGTCTATCTGTGAAGCTGTTGGCTTTGAAGGTGAGCTGGAAGATACTGAGGATCTTCATAACATCCCGCTGATGGTCAAGCTGGTGGTCAAACCTGCTAGTGCTCAATGGCCCGAGAAGAACGAAGTGAAGGGATACAGCGAAGTCTAGGACATACCCTTAAAGGATGATATTGTGGGCAAGGACGCCCATTTCACTTACCTGGGAGAAATAACGATGGGTGATTTAAGTAAAAACTTTAGCAGATCAGAATTCGCATGTAAGTGCGGGTGTGGATTTAACACTGTGGACAGTGAGCTTATTAGAATATTGCAGAGCTTCAGAGATAAGATTGGTGAACCTATAACTATTAGCAGTGGGTGCCGATGCCCTATTTACAATGCTTTTATACTAGGTTCGGAGAATAGTCAGCACATGAAGGGGAGGGCAGCGGATATAGTCACTGGGAACCCTATTGGAGATCAACAATACTTTCTAAAAGAGTATTCTAAGAAATATGGTATTGGTGTATATGATACATTCACTCATATAGATACAAGATCAGGCCCAAAGGCTAGGTGGCACGGATGAAAGTAACCACAGAAAAGAAAGGAGTGGCATTATCTATCTACACTGAAAGCGAGGACTACTGTGCCACCGTTGATGACCTTACCGAGATGTTTGTAGCTGCAATGCTGGCAAGAACATATAATCGCGAAGCACTCGGCTACGCACTTAAACTTGCTGCTGATGTGTTGGAGTCCTGATGAAATTGAAAACACTTATCGCCGGAATATATGCACTGATAGATCAAGAGCCAGATGCTCTTGAGCTTGAAGTTTATTATGCAACAGATGATGAGGGTAATGACTATAACTCACTGCACTTCGCACCATCTCTTGGGTTGAGAGAAGGTGGAGAAATGTTAAATTTAGATGAGGGGGGATGAATTTCCTCATGCTGAAATGGTAATAATCATCAATTGAGGTTATGTAAAGATGAGCGCAAATGATTTGATTACATCTTTATTTGTTGGGGCTGTCGTTGGCCACATAGTAGCTGTGTTAATAATGCAAATTATAGAATGGTTGGGATGGTGATATGACTGAATTGATGAATACTGCTAAGATGATGGAAGACCTTAATGATACTGTGGTAGAGAACAATCACAGATCATATAATGGCCTATCAGCAATAGGTACTGAGTGCTATAGAAAGCTCCAGTTCGACCATTACTGGGCTTATGACAATGAGATAACCTCTAGGATAGAGAGGTTATTTAACATAGGACACAAATCCGAAGAGATGATGGAGAGTGATCTCCAGAGTCTCGGGTGGGGAGTGTACAATCAACAGCTAGAGATCGTCGCCACAGCGGGTCATTGGAAGGGTCACATTGATGGCATGATCAAGGGTGGAAAGCACTTTGGTCTTGTTGAGATGAAAACTCACAATTCCAAGAGCTTTAAGGATCTCGATAAGCAAAAGGTAAAGAGAAGCAAGCCTACTCACTATGCTCAGATGCAAGCATATATGGGATACTTGGCTCTCGATTGGTGCCTTTATGTAGCATATAATAAGGATACTAGTGCATACTATCTGGAGAAAGTTGACTTTTGCAAGGAGACATTCCAGGAACTGAAGAGAAAAGAACTTGAAATTATTGCCTCTAGCGAACTACTCCCGAGGATAGGGACTGGAAAATCTACGTGGTTTCAATGCAAATTCTGTCCCGCTGCTGATGTGTGCTATGGAGATGAGATGCCATCAGCGAATTGCAGGACTTGTAAGCATGTGGATATATTGGATAAAGGAAAGTGGGAGTGTGGCCTTCACAAGTACAGCCTTAGCACTGAAGATCAGATATTTGGTTGTCATGAATACTCACTAGCACCTATGTTTAAGGAGGCATAAGTGAAGCAGCTAAGGGATTATCAGGGAGAGGCAGTAGAGGCTGCTCTGGAAGGGATTGGAAAAGGTCTAAATCCAGTAGTGGCGCTGCCTACAGGGGCGGGAAAGTCTCTAGTTCTAGCAGAGATTGCCAAGGCGATTGTCGCAGAGGGTGGATCTGTTCTGATCCTCTCTCATGTAAAGGAGATACTAGAACAGAATAGAGACACGATAGAAGAGCATTTAGGGCAGTCACCTGCTATATTCTCAGCATCACTAAATTCAAAGGAAATTGGTGATATTACAATTGCAGGTATTCAATCCGCTTACCGAGTGCCAAGTCGGTTTGTGGATTTTACATGTATTATCATAGATGAGTGTCATTTGGTAAGTGAGAATTGCACATCTATGTACCAGAGATTCATAAACGCTATAGGAGTGTGCCCCATTGTGGGACTTACCGCGACACCCTTCCGCTTGGGTGAGGGCTCAATTGTCGGGAAGGACAGAGTATTTCATTACACTTGCTATGACAAGACTAGGGGTAAGGACTTTGCTAAACTTATTACTGATGGATACCTATCCTCTCTGACTACCAAGCGTACAAAGCATGAAATGGATACCTCTGGTATCAAAATGATTGGTGGTGATTTCAGTGAGGCAGAGCTAGGTAATCGGTTTGACAGAAGGCCGATTACAGAGTCATGTGTAAGGGAGATCATCGCAGCGGGATCTAGTCGCAAGAAGTGGTTGATCTTCTGCATAGACATAGCTCATGCCAATCACGTCGCTGAGACACTAATAAGGAATGGAGTGCCTACAGCGCCAGTCCACTCAAAAATGGATGACTTCGGCTTCGATAGAAACGAAACAATAGAGGGATTCCGAAGTGGAAAGTACCGATGTATTACCAATGTTAATATCCTCACCACTGGGTTTGATAATCCTAGTATTGATCTTATTGCAATGCTTCGCCCAACTACTTCTCCTGTTCTCCATGTTCAGTCTCTTGGACGAGGTTCACGTGTGTGTGCGGGAAAGGATAATTGTCTCATACTCGATTTCGCTGGGAATACTGCTCGTATTGGCCCTGTCAATGGCGTCGTAATTGTAAGGCCAAAGAAGGGCAAAGGAGGCGGAGAGCCAATAACCAAGGATTGCCCTGATTGCAAGGAGATAGTTCATGCAGCAGTGCGAAGGTGTCCTGTCTGTAATTACCGATTCAAGTTTCAGCATAATATTAACAACTTTGCATCCTTTGAAGAGATTGTAGAGACTGGCCAACAAAGGTGGCTTAGCGTTGATAGTATCACCTATGACATTCATCGCAAATTCAATAGCAACTCTTCAATAAAGGTTGGATATAATGTTGATGGGAAGTGTGTCAGTGAATACATATGCGTAGAGCATACTGGATTCGCCAAGCACAAAGCAGACCACTGGATAAAATATAGAGGAGGGAAGCCATGCAGTAGCGTCGGTGATCTCATGAAGCAAATAGACATACTGTCACAGCCGTCTGAGATTCTAGTTGGCAAGAAAGGACAGTTTTTCTATATAGCAGACGCTCGAAAATTTGAAAATAAATCACCCGAAAGTGAAAAAAAGGCTAGTATTTCGCCCTAGAATCGGTTACTATTGATCTTCGGGTGAGGAACTCGCTCGAATTACCCCCTATGGTATAAATGAGGAAATATGCACATGAACGACAAAGTAGCACAAGACGTAGAACTGGACGAAGAAGAAACCATTGACTCCTTAATCCGCGAAGCGTTTGACGATGGTGTTGAGTCAGAAGCAGAAGAAGATGACGTAAAAATGGCAATGATTCATGCCGGTGCAACTTTCAAGAATGTGTCTCGCTTCTATAATAAGTTTATGATAGATGCTGGTCTGGCCATTTCCAAGGCTGACCGTAATCAGATCGTAGCTGACACTCTGGAAGGTCTTGAGATTGAGACAGAAGATGACTTCACTGCCGCTGCTGAAGCTCTCGCTGACGCTATGGACAATACCAGCAATCGCTCTGCTATGAGTTTGATTCGCTCTTATGCGAAGAAGAATGAGCTGGCTGTATTTGTTCGCCCAAAGGGAGAAGTTGGTACCCGTCCTGGGTTCACTAACGACTATCACAAATGGCTGGTCAGCAATAACGAAGCTACTGAGCAAGATGCTAAGGCATACATTCTCGGTGAAGGTGATTATGCCGACACTACTAAGAATGTGAAGGATCACCTTTCTCATTACATGGGAACCTTTCGCTTCTTGACAGCTGTTCGCGCCGATGAGCGTGCTAACGTTTTCGCCGAACTTGGCATTGAAGACGCTGCCGCCGCTTAGTAGCAAGATCCACGGTAATAAGGGGGAGCCTTCGGGTTCCCTTTCCCACATCTAAGAGGTAAGACCTATGTTAATTATAGGTGCTGGAATATCAGGCCTGCTAGCTGGGCAATACTTTAGACATCTGAACCCGACTATCATTGAAGCTCAAGACAGTTTGCCAAATAACCATTCTGCTCTTTTAAGATTCCGCTCCGATGCGGTGTCCAACCTAACTGGCATACCATTCAAAAAGGTAACAGTCAGAAAGTCAATATACCTCAATGATGCCACTCATGACTGGACTACTATAGCAGCTTCCAATATGTACTCTATGAAAGTTCATGGAGACTTGAGAAGCAGATCAATAGATAACCTTGAGACTTGCATTAGGTATATCGCACCTAGTGACTTCATTGAGAAGGCATCGAGAGGATTGGATATTCGATATGGATGTGAGTTCGACCCATTGGCAGTATCATCAGATGACCATCATGTAATCTCTACGATTCCTATGGAGAATATGTGTGGAGAGCTAGGGATTGACGAGCACCCTGAGCTGAAGCATAAGCCTATATGGACTATAAATGCTACTCTTGACTGTGAGTCAGATGTATATCAGACGATATACTATCCAGAGCCTAGTAATCCTTTATATAGAATGTCAGTCACAGGGAGGCAGATCACAGCAGAATTCATTAGAGATTCAGGGAATCATCTGTCACACATCAATCTTGCACTTGGTAATGAATTTGGTATCAACGAGAGGGTTCTAATATGTGAGGGTAAGTTGCAAAAATATGGCAAGCTAGTTGAATACCAAGGTAACTTTGTGAAGGAAATGATCCAGACATTAACTCAGGACTATGGTATATATAGTTTGGGGAGATGGGCAACACACCGTCAAATACTGGCTGATGATGTTGTTAATGATATTCATGTGATAGATCGCATGATCAGATCGGAGAACTATGGACGATGAAGAAGACTATGAGAATGGCAGAATCGGACATTGACAGATTCTGGGAAAAAGTTGAGGTTAAAGGTGATGATGAGTGCTGGCCGTGGAAAGCCTCTCAAGTAGGCACTACAGGCTATGGTCAGTTCAGGCTAAATGAGCAAAAGCCTCGTGCCCATAGAATAGCTTGGTTCATAGCAAATGGCACTATACCTGAAGGGCTGAAAATATGTCACAGCTGTGATAATACTCTTTGCTGTAATCCAGCTCATTTATGGGCAGGAACACAGAAAGAGAATATTCGAGATATGATTTCCAAAGGAAGAGGGAGATATGCAATATGCGAGTAACACTATTGAACTACACCCAGAATGCTAAAGAACTTTTAATCTTTACCAAGAGCACTAGGCTCAAGATGAGTCCAGATTTGATGAATGATATTAATCTTATGTCAGAGGAGGACAAGCTATCAGAGCTGCATTATATGAGCAACACAATACCTAGTAGTTGGGAATTCGTTGACTATACATTCCTTATCGAAGACGTATCTCGTGCCTTCACTCACCAGTTAGTAAGGAGTCGTCAGGGAAGCTACGCTCAACAGACCATGAGAGTCCTGAATAAGTCAGGGTTTGACTATGTCACTGGGCCTAGCATGAAGGGTGATGTTAAACGTGAGGAGCTGTATGAGGCAACTATGGATGGCATCGATGGAATCTATAAGCTGCTCATAAAGTATGGAGCAGAAATAGAGGATGCCAGAGGAATACTCCCTACTAATATCTGTACTAATATCGTAGCAAAATATAACCTGAGAACACTAAGTGAGATAATGGCCGCTAGAGCCTCCGCTCGCACGCAAGCCGAGTACAGATGTGTCCTGAACGCTATATATGATGAAGTGATAAAAGTCCACCCTTGGGCCGATATGTTCCTGAGAGATAAGAAGTATGAAGCAGCAGCAGCACTGGAGTCTCGAATCAAAAGTGATTATGACGGGACTGATATATGTGCTCCCCTTTTGAAACAGCTTGATATATTGAGGAAAAAGTAATGGATGATGATCCCTTGAATCTTCAGCATGGTGGTAATCACTACAAGAAATATCTCATACAGCCTGTTGAGTTCTGTCATGTTAATAAGATACCTGTTATTGAATCTAATATTATCAAGTATGTTGTTCGTCATCAGGACAAGCACGGAGCGGAGGATTTGATGAAAGCGAAGCATCTCATAGACATACTACTGGAGTTTGACTATTATGACGCTGATTGATCTGTTCAATCTAGGCATGATGAGGCACTACCATGAACCATTGCCCGATAGGAAGGGGCTAGTGCTGAATCTAGGGGCTGGGGAAAAACACATAGATGGCGCAGAAAGCCTCGACCTGCCTGAATGGGATGCAAACAAGAATCACCTTCAGTATTACGAAAGTACTGTGGATATGATTCACTGTTATCACTTACTGGAGCATGTCGATAATGTAGTGTTCCTGATGAATGAGATAAGGAGGGTGTTAAAGCCGGGAGCACATGTCAATATCGTAGTTCCTTATTACAAATCTCACTTACAAGCGAGTGATCTGGATCACAAGCATGCATTTACCGAGAGGACATTTGAGAAACTGTTTAATACTACTTACTATTCAAAGGGGAAAATTAGGCCGATGGAGATATGTACCAACTTCATCATGGGTGATTGTGAGGCTAATATCTGTTTGGTAGTTCAACTAAGGAAGACATTTAATGCAGACGATTATATTTGATACTGAGACAACAGGACTTGTTAAGCCTGAGAGCAATGAGCTTAACAATCAGCCTTACATACTGGAGATATGTTGCTATAAGTTCGAGGGAACTGACTTGGTTGACACGTTCAATACATTCCTAAAGCCTCCGCGTGTGGTGCCTGCTGAGATCACCAAGATCACAGGTATCAATGGTGAAATGGTAGAGTCCGCACCTACCTTTGCTGATGCATACAGTGATCTAGCAGACTTCTTCTTGGGTGTTGAAAGGCTAGTTGCCCATAACCTAGCCTTTGATAGGAACCTACTGCTATTTGAACTGGCTAGGATAGAGGCTCAGTTTCAGTTCCCGTGGCCCAAGCAGCATATTTGTACGGTCGAGAGGACTATGCACTACGAGCAGCGGAGGATGTCACTTTCGAGGCTCTACAAGCATTTGTTCGGTTATGACTTCGCGAATGCTCATAGGGCTGAGAATGATGTCAAGGCTCTCAGTCAGTGCTACTTTGAGCTGGTCAAGAGGGATGTTATAAAATGATCCATCTGGCGCTTGAGACAGAGTATAGTTTTAAGCGCTCTTTCCTGCCTATCGAGGACATACACAAGTATGTCTTTGATGGGAGGGTTGGAGTCGCTGACCTTAATAATACTTTTTCCCATATCCCTCTCATGCGAGAAGCTGAGAAACATGGGTTCACACCGATTTATGGAGTAAGGCTATATGTGCTGGAAGATGAGTCTAAGCAACGAACGGCTGACAACCCCGTCATTTTTATCGCGAAGAATACACTTGGACTGCGAGAGCTGTATCAACTCGTTGCCTTGGCATATAAGAAGTTCTATTATACTCCACGCTTATGGAGACAGGACGTTGAAAATCTCAGCAACAATGTACAAGTCATTAAACCCGAAGATGCGTGCGGTCCAGGATACGAAGGTTCACGAGTTGCCCTGGTACATAACAATTATGCTAAACCCGAAGACAAAGAGGTCTACCAGCTCATGGCGGGGGCGAGGAGGCAAGGTGAAGGTTACTCCTACCACTTTCTGGATCAGACCTATCCCCAGTTCATACTGAGTATGGAACAGCATCAGGGGCTATACAAGAACCCTTGTGCTATACTTGAGACGATCATCATTGGTCAAGCATGTAATGCTGAAATCCCTAAAGCTGAGATGGTTAAGTGGGAAGGAGGGTCTACTATACTGGATCGAATTGACCCCACTAAGGTAGAGACATGGACTCAGCAGTATCAGGACAGACTTGAGTATGAGCTTGACCTTATCGACGAGAAAGGTTATGGAGACTACTTCCTTATTGTAGCAGATATGATAAGGCACGCCAAGAAGACTATGCTAGTTGGCCCCAGTAGAGGATCTTCCGCTGGGTCTCTCGTCTGTTATCTATTAGATATTACAGAGGTGGATCCTGTTAAGCACAAGCTAATCTTTGAGAGGTTCATAGATGTTAATCGATTCGACCTGCCAGACATTGATATTGACTTTCCAGACACTAAACGAGATGGAGTCATTTCATATCTGGATGATAAATATGGGGCTGATAATGTACAGTGCCTGGCTAACGTTAATCGCTTTAAGGCTAAGAGCGCGATTGGTGAATTCGCAAAAGGGCTTGGCATCCCGAAATTTGAAACTGAAGATGTTAAGGGAGCAATTATTGAACGAGCGTCAGGCGACGCTAGAGCAGGCATGTGCATCCTCGACACCTTTACCGAAACAGAGGAAGGCAAGGGATTTATAGAAAAATATCCAAAGATGAAGCTGGTAGAGAAGATTGAGAATCATGCAAGTCACGCAGGCAAGCACGCAGCGGGAATCATCGTATCGACGCTGCCTCTTAGCCATTATGGAAGCGTGAATATCAGGGATAAGGTAATACAGTTTGACAAAAAGGACGCTGAGTATCTAGGACTGCTCAAGATAGACTGCTTAGGACTGAGGACACTCTCGATCCTAGAAGGGGTCTGCGACCAGATTGGCATGAAGTACAAGGATCTGTACAGTCTTCCGCTGGATGACCAGCCCACCTTTGACCTCCTGACAGAAGGTCGATTGAACGGCATTTTCCAGTTTGAGGGACAGGCTCTTAAAATAGTAACATCACAAGTAGGAGTAAGTAACTTCAATGACATGGCTCTCATTACGGCGCTTGGTCGACCAGGTGCACTTAACTCTAACGGAACTGCCAGATATATCACGTACAGAAATGGTAGCTCTAAGCCTAATTACTATTGTGATACTCACCGTAGTATTACTGGTCCTACTCTCGGAATAGTAGTGTACCAAGAACAGATGATGGAGATAGCCAGGCAGGTAGGAGGGCTGTCATGGGCCGATACTTCGATGCTTCGTCGCGCTGCCTCTAAGTCTATGGGCGATGAATTCTTCAGCCAGTTCAAAGACAAGTTTATAGAAGGGGCTATTGGTAATGGATACACCGAAGAAGATGCTCTCAAGGTCTGGAATGACATATCTGCGTCAGGGTCGTGGTCTTTTAACAAGGCTCATGCTGTTAGCTACGCACTTATTAGCTACTGGTGCGCGTATTTTAAAACTCATCATCCTTTGGAGTTTGCTGTTGCCAGCCTTAATAATACTCGCGATCCTGATGCTGCTGTTAAACTACTTAGAGATTTAGTAGTCCATGACAACATTGAATACACTCCGCTCGACGCTGACCTTTCTGAGATCGAATGGACTGCCAAGGAAGGTAAGCTGATAGGGGGACTTACCAACCTAAAAGGAATAGGAAAAGTCAAAGCCAGGAAGATCATAGCAGCTAGGAAGGGAAAGGGTGCTCTGACCAAATCATTGTTCAAGCTATTGAGCGATCCTGTGACTGACTTTGACATTCTCTTTCCTGCTCAACATTACTGGGGTAAGCTATATGGTGATCCATCTCGTTTCGGCTGTGATAGTTCCATTAGCGAGATCATAAACGTGAATGGGAAAGGAGAGCACACCTATATAGGGAGGCTTAATGACAGGAACATAAGGGATCTCAATGAGGAGATATTCCTAACCAGAAGAGATGGAAGAAGGATACCTGATGATGAACCACATCTGTATCTTAACTTCAAACTCGAAGATGACACTGATCTAGTTGCTACTCAGATAAGTGTACAGGACTATGAGGCACTAGGGAGGCCGATAGCTGAGAAAGGCAAAATAGGAGAAACATGGTACTTAGTGAGAGGGATAATAAAGGCTGACTGGCGTAGAGTGAATGTAACAGAGATCGTAAACCTAAGTGAAGCATTTCCAAAAGGAATAGAATGATATGACTACACTATACAAGATGGATGCTAAAGGTGCTACTCGGATCTGGGAGATCGAGGCAAATCGGTCGGGATATGAGACCAGCGCCGGTCAGCTGGGAGGTACTATAAACTCCAAACAACATACGATACATCAGGGAAAGGCAGGTAGGAATAAGGAGGAACAGATAGAGCTTGAAATGAACAGTCGCATCAAGAAGAAGATCGATGGTGGATACGGCTATGACATAGAGTCGGCCAATGTAAAGGCAACAAATAGCCTCGGCCTTAAAAAGCCTATGCTGGCTCATAGTGCTACTCGAATTTGCCTCCCTGATGCATTCTATCTCCAGTATAAGTATGATGGCAATCGATGCATTATCACTAAGCAGGAAGGTGAAGTGATAGCATACTCCAGAGGTGGGAAGCGCATTGACACCATTGACCATATCCTGTCTGCTTGCAAGGACATACCTGAAGGCGTTTTTCTAGACGGTGAGTTGTATAAGCATGGAGTCCCGCTGCAGACGCTGAGGTCATGGATTTCAAGGAAGCAGCCAAGGTCAGAGTCATTAGAGTATATCCTGTACGATATGATCGCCCCAGAACCCTTCATCGCCCGTATGCAGGAGTTCAAGGGATACTCGCTTCAGAACCCCGTCCTGATAGCCCCTACGGTGTTCTTAGACGGTGAATCAGCTAAGTCTAGTATTAAGGCGCGGTTGGACTCAGCTATCGTTAGAGGCTACGAGGGACTAATCGCGAGGGTAGGAGATGATGGCTATGAAGATGGAAAGCGATCCAAAAGCCTCATCAAGATCAAAAGGTGGATGGATGCTGAGTTCCCCATCGTAGCGATTTCCGCTTCTGTCGATGGCCTAGCAATCCTTCACTGTACTACGGCTACAGATAAGGAGTTCAGAGTTACAGCACCTGGAGCGAATGATATGAAGGCAAACATATATCAGAATAAGGAGAATCACATAGGAAGGAAGGTAACTGTTCAGTTTGCCAACTGGACGAGTGATGGGGTTCCATTTCACCCAGTGGCAATAGACTTCCGTTAAACTACTTCCAACCTTCCTTCTGGAGTCTGGCTCTGATCTTAGCAGACTTCTCATCTAACTTCTTCCGCTCTGCCTGCTCTCGCTTAACCTTCTTGGCATTCGATTCATCTCGATATTGGCTAGTTGTTGCTGCTGCTACATTGCCTGTCCTTGGCTTGAATAGTCCCAATCCCTCACCAAGCAGGCTATCTGAGAATTTGGTACCAGCCTTCTGAATTGGCGTCTGACCTAACGCAAGCCTAGCACCCCTCTCCAGTTTTTCCTGATCTACTACATCAGGCAAAATGGGATTGATTTTTCGGACCATGCTATTGGTCAATCCAAAAGATGGCCTGTCAACAGTTTCCAGCCCCAATTGCCCAATGTTATAGAGGGCAATATCGCCAACAGATGCAGCTTCATCTCCTGCCTCCTCAGCACCTGCTTGTAGCATTCTCGAAAATGGTGGGCCTTCTTCTACTGGTGTGGCAGCACTTCTAGCTCTAGCTTTCTTGAGTGTTTCTAAGCCAGGTTTCTTCTGATGGAATAATGCCAATTCTTCTTTCTTGCCAGCAGGTAGGCCATCGTCGAGTCTTTTTCTAGCGTTTGCAAATGCCTCCCTAACTCTCGGTGGAGCATCTTCAGCAAGACTTACAGCTTTGTCTAATGTCTCCCTCATTGTCCTCAGTGTGTGCTTGTGATTAGCTGAAATTACATCACTTGAGATTATGTCAGTCAAATCTTCCATATATTTATTCATGTATATCATATCTGATTCTGGAACTTTTCTCATGTCCAACATGAGATTGGTAATTATATCCCCGCTCTTTTCAAGTGACATGGGAGTGTCATCCCAGATACGATTCCATGCTATTTTAGATTGCTTCAGGGTTTTCCTGAATCCTTCATTGCCAGTTGCAAGGATGTCGCTTGGGTACATCTGAACTTGCCTTTGTGCAACATCTTTAAGCTGCTGAGCAGCATTACCTCTAGCAGTACGGACAGCAGGACTAGCCATGGCTGCTAACTCTTCAAGCCTTGGCACTACATTACCAGAAGATGCGATTCCAGGAGTCGGGTATTTACCAACTAAATCTTTATACTCTTCAGCAGCGTCAGTTCTGGCAATACCTCTCATTGGATTTGGAAGTAGCTTGCCAGCAATTTCTCCTATCCCTGAGCCTGCCAATGACCCTAGCACTTCAGCCCCAGCATTTCCAAGTCTTGTTTGCCCCTCCTCAGGAGATTGAGCAGCAGCAACTAGACCACCACTAGCGGCATCCATAGCCATACGAGCCTTAGATGATAGTTTTGCAGCCTTGCCAGACAACTTCAGACCTTTGGCTACAGCGCCTCCAGGCATTGCCATTTGAACTGCTTCACCAAAAATCTGCCCTGCGGTGCCCCAACCAGACTCCGCTGCGTCGGCGACTAAAGAATCCAATCGTTCCTGCTGCTCTGGACTCAACTCCTTGAATAATTCCTGAATGCCATATAGAGTGCCAAGTCCTGAAGCGCCTACCCCTTGTCCAAAATCCTGCCACCAAGCATCTTTCTCTTTAGCACCTGCCATTTTGATCACCTATTCCAAAGTCATTTTTTCGCCATTAGGCAGAGTCACAGTTTTTCCATCTGCATCATATACAATGCCTGTGTTATCATCTGTGTTCGTTCCATGTACTGTGAATCTCTTATCCCACCTATCTATAACACGTTGGGAAGTTCTGAAAGGCCCATCACCATCACTGTGGATTTCTTTATATTTGAAATAATTGTCACCTTGCCTTTCTTTGGCCTGATCCATCATGTTTTCAATTCGGAGCATAACATGCTTAATCTGATCTGTCATTTCCTCAGGGGAAACACTAGAGTCCAGAGTACCAATATATCCAACCAGCATCATCAATTCAGTTTCGTTCAAAGCTCCAAAACCAGTAGCTCCAGTAGAAGTCTCCCTCTTCATTTTGTTTATTTGATCGATGGCAAAACGTGACTTCAATCCTTCAATTATAACTCGCGCCTCATTCGGCGGAAGTACTGGAATTTTATCTAACCAAGAAGCAAATCCAACGCTAGCCCATGAAGTTTTATCGCCAAGTTTTTTCAATAGCCTCTTTGTATCATTGAGAAACATGAGATTTGTATCATCTTTCCTCATTTCTTCAGGGGCCATCTTGACCCATGGAGCTATATCTTTACCGTATGCTTTCTCATATTCAGCTATAGCTAAATTCTTCGTTACTGTTTGGTCTTTAAGGCCAATCCCCTCACGCTCAGTAGATGTAAAGGAATCACCTCTGTCAAGATATTTATTAAGCCCCCAAGCAGATGCATGACGTTCTAAAGCCTCTTGAGGTGGGTTGCCATCGTATAGTTTGTAAATTTGCTCAAGAGCTGCAGCTTGCTGTGCGCCTGATGCCCTACTATCACCAGAGTATGTTATCCAGTTTTCAGCGGTGTCCTCTAATCCTTTGTCTTTTAACCATGTTTTATAGGCAACACCCCATCGACCTTTGCCAGAGCCATCAGCCCCAGCGAGCTTTTTGCGATTGGCATGCCACTTCGAATATTCCTTCAATCCACCATCAGTTTCAGGATCCCAACTTCCATCAGCGATAGATGCATTCATCTCCTTCATCAGAGTGGTAGCGCTTATCCCAGAGTCACTCTTATTACGACTCTGGTGATACTGACTAATCATGCTAAGGCCAGTCTTGTACAATCCTGGATGGCCTGAAGTCATGAGCGATTCAACAGAACGCTTCCAGCGCTCATCAGGTGTCTCTGTCCTTTTTGTTCTTTCTCCAGTTTTGGGATCTACCTTATCGGGCAAAGGCCGATTCATTCTCTCGAAATGCTGCTCCGAAAACGCCTTCTCATTTCGTGGTTGATTGTAAACATTAAGACCAATCAGATTCTTCATCCGATCTGTATCAGGGCTAAATAGTCCCATCACACACCTCCCATCAATCCTTGTATTATCTTATTCACATACCCAGGCATTTGCTTCATCTCTTGCCGTGGCTCCTTTTTCATAGCCATGCCCATGAGGCTGCCCATATTCTCCTGAGACTGTAGGCCCATCTTATCTCGCTCAGGCATTTCATATCCCTTATCGGCATACATTTCAGATCTGGCAATAGATCTCTCTGGATATAATTGCTCAAGCTCATTCATGACCTGCTTGTCATCTGTGCCTTCATAGAGATCAATGTCAGGCTGCTCTGGAGGGAATAATCCTTCATGAGTAGACATTTGCTCAAGCATAGCATCCACACTGGGACTCGTAGGCGGCCTTGCTTCTGGTTGTGGTGGTTGGCCAGGTTCAAGGGACTCCGCCTTCGGGCGCTGCTGATACGCCCCCATCAATCCCTCTCCCTGCATTTGCTGCAATACTTGCTGAAGCTCAGCAGGGTTAGTCTGTATGAGCAATTGATAGAGCATTTCAGGTGACATAAGTGAATTTTGATTAGTCATAACGATTCCCTCTTACATACCGCCGAATGTGCCACTAACGCCCCCACCTCCTCCACCAGAGCCACCTCCCTTCACACCACCGCCACCAGAACCACCAACTGCCTTAGAGTTAGAGTCACCAGATCCCAGTACAGTTGGGCTACCGATAGTATTAGCATACTGACCTGCCATCTGCCAAGGGGCATTATAGGCTTGCATGTATGGGGCCATTGATCCCATTCCAAGATTCTGAAGCCCTTGGCCATAGCCCATTCCAGCACCTACATTCTGATCAGCTCCACCCATCATTTGCATATATCTGTTCTGGGTGTTCTGGACATTAGAGTCAGCCATACCAGCTATGCGCATCTTCATAGCCATGTCTTTGTCATATGCGCCACCTCGCATATTAGCCTCTTGGGTCATCATATCGCGATTAGCCTGAGCACCCAGCATAGCGTTCTGCATAGCATGCCTAGAGCCTCCGCCCTGCCCTGCTGCCGAAGCATCAAGACCAGCGTTCGATTGCATCCCTTGAAGGTTCTGCATCGCACCTTGCTTCATGGCATCGACCATAGGATCTATGTAAGTATTGCCTTCACCTCCAACAATACTTCTATACATATCGCCCATATTGGTCTGACCAGAGCCAGTCTGCCTCATTGACTGCATGAGGGCATTCCGAGCATCAGAGGTATCTCCGAATGAGCCACCTCCTAGCATCTGCTCCTGACCTGCCGCGCCCCTTCCCATTAGCCCCTGATTGTATCCACCAAGGTTCCCTGCTAACCCTTGAAGGATTCCGCTGAGCCCGCCACTCTGACCCCATAGATCACCCATCTGACCATAGAGATTCTGCAGAGCCTCTCCTTGAGGCCGCCATACATTTTGGTCGAAACCACTTTCGGATTCTGATTTGCTACCTGATCCTGAACCGCCCATCACGCCACCTTCTTTGATACAGTTGTATGTATGGTATTATAATCCAATCTCTTCAATTTCCTAGTCCAACCTGCTCTTCCAACTATATATATCTCAGAGCATTTCTCACGTTTGCTTATTTCAGTCAACGCTTGGTCAATCTCATTCACCCAATCGTCGATATTATCTCCACCTGTAGTTACTATAGTCAACACCTTTTTACCAGTATCGAAATAGTTTATCTTTATGGTCATGACTGCTACTATGCCATCCTCATTTCGCATCACGATCAATCGCATTTTATCATCTATCAGGTCGAGCAGTATGCCATCTGTATCAAGCTCACCATTGGAGTGCTTACATGCACTCTCAACATGCTCGACTACATTGGGCCACATGACCTCTACCATATCAGGCTCAATACCATTAATCTGCATCATTCAGCTAGTCCAATTGCTGTGACTCTAAGAAAGGCAGAAGGGATGTCTGATGCACCGGCAAAGGTAGGTACATATGTATAAAGACCTCCAGAGTCACTACCTGAAGAATCCCTCAATAAGTAAAATTTCCTCACATCTCCAACTACAAGATTATTCCTAAAAGTTGCCGTGAGAGGAAAATGATCACCTGGACTATCGACAGTTATTGCAACCCCTGGGCCATATTCCACATCATTGAGAGTTCCATAAAACACCAGATTGGCATAGTCGGGAACACCTTCCCTACCAACTGCCACTACTGTTTCGAAAATATATGACCCTGCTAAATTACAGGTCATAGTACCAGAGGCGTCAATAGCAAGTGGAGCATCAACTGAAGTTGCAGCCCCAAAGGATACTTGCATTGGAGTGTCAAGGGCAGTCGGGATTTGGTCATTGAAACTGAATCCTTCGAAATGTATGATAGATACACCCTTAAATGACAGCACCCTTCCAATGATTGCCCTCAAGGCACCATTGATATTTATGATGGTACGGGTAAGCCATTCAGCCAGACCTCTAGGGTCTTGCACTGGAGGCACTTCTTGAGACACTTGATCTTCAAAAGGAAGATTAGCCATTATCTCTTACCTGCCATTACATATTCAATATCCATCCCTGACAACTCCCACTTATTCCCAGGGCCATCAGAGCTAAAGCGAAAGCAATGAAGCTCACCAGTAGTCCTGACATCAACTTTCCTATCGACTCCTGCTTCAAACAGAATACCGGGCTTCCACTTCACAGGTGCATTAATGTGATCTTGCGACCCAATCTCTACGAGTATAGTCCCAACACCTGTCAAGTGTGGGTAAACTCTAGTAATTGTAGTTACATTGTCAAGCCCCGCCAGCGGGAATCCAATCCTTTCAACTGATGTGTGATATTGCGTAGTGGGGTCAGTGCCATTTTTATCCAGGAATCTAAGCTCTCCGCTGAGTCCTGGCCCTGAAGGCTTGCTTACACTTATTACACTGAATAATATTGCTCCACTTGAGCCAGCACTCCAAGTTTCACGCTGATTATCCCAAGTACCAGGTGTCGTATCCCATATTATAGGCTCAACTATTTGAGGGCCATAATCTGCATATGGCCCTAGCTCAGGCAAATCCCTAAGTGACCATGAATCATCCTCATAATTGTATATGTATGCAATATTTGGATGCTCAAATGAAAGCTCTGTAATGCAAAACCAAATTTCAGCTAGAAGCTTATTGTGAATTACAAAACTTTGATGCCTTTTTTCAATATCATAGCCATTAACAAATCTACGCCTTAGCCTATTGTGAAGTATTGAGGTGATGGTATTACCATCATTCTTAAATATATCACCATTCGATATGAAGTAATGTGAACCCCTAACTTCAACAATAGCATCTTGTGAAATAAGCCCCTGAGTCGTGCTAAGGTGCCTAATCCTCCAAACAAATTGCCCACCGACATAATCAAATATTGTTATTCCATTTGACCTATAGACTATGAAAGCATCTCGCATTGAGAGACCATCGATGATTCTCCCACCGTCGCCGCCCAATCCAACTAAGCCTGCTACATTTGTAACATCCAGATGATCCCATGATGCAGGGACTCCTCCGATGTCAGCAGGACTCGACCATCTGATGCCATCAACAAAATCAACACCCTCGACAACTAGATCCATAGCAAATAGAAATTGCTTATGGCTCCTCATTACTCTGCATGATTGATTTGCCTCAGACCAGTTTTGGGTTGCATCCCAAGGCAGGTATTCCAAAGGAGTAGCGCCATTTATATCAGGCCAATATTCAGGGTGATGGTTGTCATGATTCAAGACTATGATATTTGTTAATTTACAAGAGGACCAGCCATCAGGATCTGAAATACCAGAATACCCACCAGCGGAAAGATTTGAAATATCATGGAAAGTACCTCCATCATATGCCAATACTGAATCAGCTCCGGGAATAACCCAAAATGTCAACCCTTCAGTTCCATGATAGTTAATATACCCAGGGAGGAAATCAACTGGCAAAGTATCCCAAATAGAATGTCCACCAAACGGGAATATGCGCCCGAGAACAATTCTCATATTGGAGGCTTCTGTCAGGTAATCTCCATCCAAAGTATAGGCAGGGAGATCAGTATTGATACCCTTTTGAGCAAACCCCGGCAAGTTCAACAGCTGCACACTACTCATATTTACTCACCATTAACTAGCTTCATACCCTTAATGGCAATGTCCTGCCTTTTGACAGTCTCATTCCTAAGAGATTGTATAGATGCATTTCCACCCAGGGCAATGCCATTCCCTTGAATCTGCAATAGAGGTGCCCATGTAAAAGAGCATCTGCTTTCTCTTACCGGGACTCCGCTCTGCGGGTCTTGACCTTCCAACTCCAAATATAGAGCACATCTCTCAATGTGATCCCCTACAACCTTCTCACAATCAGATCCAAAAGGACAAGTCGATACTGTTTTCACGTTGCATCCTTAGTAGCAGTTATTACATTGACATACCTTGGAACAAAAGAAACCTCACTGGTATCCCCATGATTGTGAAGTTCCGTAGCACCATCAATGCCACTAGCATCATTCACACCACCCTTGTAGGTTGAATTACACCAAGCTACATGATCAGCATTTCTATCTTCACCTACACGACCATATTTAGTAGATCCAGGATCTTGAGTGCCTGAGACGTCTTTACTATCATATCCATGTTGGTGATAATGAGATGGCATCTGAGTAGCAGTAAGGATGTGATCACCAGTAGAGTGGGTGTGAGCCCAAGCATCTAGGAAATCTACAGTGCCTCCGCTGGCGCCGCCTGATGCGTCGCTGACCAACTGAAGCATTGCCTTATTATCCACTACATTTTGAACCCATCCAACAGGAGGGGCCACTGAGGCAAAGAGCATGACTGTACCCAAGGGTGCCCTCAGACTATCAGCTGCTATTGCAGCATCTATCTGAGCTTGGATATTGCTTGTGGCTCCAGATACATAGTTCAATTCAGCTTCAGTAGCAGTGATTGGAATGTCAAAACCTTGCCCTAAATCCCCTGGGAATTGAGCTTTCAGCACTGACTTGATAAGCCTTATATGGTCATCACCCTGGAGTAGTGGATCTCCACCGAGTGGCCATGACCCATCAAGTGCCGCTATCGTAATTCCTGCTTCTAATGGCATATCTCAACCCTCACATTTCTTGACATTATCTTCCTTTGAATCACAAAGCGCATTCCAAGTATCAGAGTGCTGTGGGCAGATTTGATTCCACTCCTTCAGTGGAGGGCCAGGCGGTAGCACATTAGCTATATGAACCTGGCTATATGAAGCTATCCCATATGGATCAAGAGCAATTATCATATCCTATACCTTACCATGAATGCTGCAATTCCTGTTAGCCAAGCTATTAATGTAGGTTTCATCATTCAACCCT